CTACTTTACGATTGCCATTGAACTATTAAAACCTTGTGTATCAATTCCAGTACAGTTTGTATCTGCAGCTTTCACGATAGCATTAAGAGATTCAACAAGTTCAATGTTGTTTTTTAAATCAAACATTTTTTTATTCTCCTTATATTATTAATATTAATTACTGAATTGTAATTTTAGTTAATGCTTCATCAAGAATAACTTGACCACCAACTCTACGTCTAGCAATGTATCTTACATTACCTGATGCAGCTTGAGTGAAAGGATCTCTCATGATAGATAGAACTGTTCTATCAACAATCATATATCCTCTTCTGAAGTCACCAAATACAACTGGAACAGTACCATTTGCAACTGATGGCATATCAGTACACTCAATAATAGGGTGTCCTAAAATATTAGAACCAACGCCCATAGCATATACACCTGGTTGGAAAATATATTGTCCTGCCGTATCTTGCATTTTTCTAACAGTTGCAAGAGTTGATCTAGACATAATCCAAGAACCATTTCTTGCATATTCAGCTTTAACATTGTGTGCTGCATTAACTAAATCATTTGCACCAAGAACGTCATTAGTAATTGATGTTTGTGATCTACCTACTGGTAATCCTGTAAGAATACCTTCTGGTTTTCCTACTGAATCGCCTGATACAAACGCTGCACCTTCTGCTTTAGCAAATTGCTCTGTAAATTCAGAGTTCATTTCTGCTTCAAGATTGAAAACTGAATCTTCAAGTTCTTGTTCAGAAATATCAACCAAAGCATACATTTCGTGTGCTGCGATTTCTTCTAAACCAACTGTGTATCCAGTACTTTCACTTCTAGTACCTTCTTCTGCAACCCATTGAGCAGTAAACTCACCAGTTCTTTTAGGAACTTGAATGCTTCTTTGAGATGTACTTCTGATTCTAGCAATTGATCTAATTGGAGAATATTCAACTATTCCTTTAATTAGTTCTCTTACATATTCAGGTGGAGCAAGATAACCAGCTGTTGTATCGTTTCCAACAGTTAGAACTTTAATCTCATCTGGAGATAAGTTTTCTTTACCTTTTCTTAACCATTTGTCGAAGATTTGAACATGCTTTGATTCTAATTTAGATTCGTTTGCAAAGTTCGGTCTTGATATAATAGTTTCTAGTTTCGCCATTGCTTCTGCAGATTGCTTTTGTGCATCAGCTTGAGCTTTCATGCTTTTTTCCATATCAGCAAATTTATCCATATCTTTTTCGATTTTAGATAATTTTGCTTCTGTTACTGGATCAGCACTCCCTTTAGCTTCAACTTGTGCAAGTCTTTCATCATTTATTTGTTTGAAAGATTCAAAAGTTTTTCCAAGAGTTTCAACAGCAGCTTTTACTTCATTGTTGTCCATATTATTTCCTTTTGGTTTTTTATTGTTTAATTATATTAGCAACTTTATTTATTAAGTCAGCTAATTGTTTATTGTCATCACCAGCATCTCGCTGTGATAAAGATTCAGATAATGCTTTCGCACCAATCTTCGCCTCTGTCCGAGAAAGATTTCCTGCTTCTCGCAGAATTTTCTCCCACTCTCGAATATTTTTAGCATTCCCTTTAACAGTTTCAATTAAAGCACTTTCATTCATAGGGAAAGTTACTAAACTGATTTCCATAAGATCAACTTCTTTAAGAGTTCTTACTCCTCTCTTATTTTCATTGTATCCTTGTTTTTCGGGATCTGCTCTAAATCCTATTGACATACCATCTAACGCACCCATCTTTAAAAGTTCGTATGCTTCACGACCTTTTTGAGTACCCATAGCTAATTGTCCTTTGACAAATAATCCTTTTGAATCTTCATATATTTCTGTAAAGACTCCAATAGGCTCATCTGTTTTATGTTGATATAACATTTTAACTTTACTTACTGGTCTATTTACTAAAGATTTAGTAAATGCACCTTTTTGCATTATATCATTTCCTTGATCTTCATTTCCAAATATAGAACCATAGCCTGTAAATATTCCTTTATTACTTTCGGCTTTGATTTCTGATTCAAAAACTAATTTTTTTAATTCTGTATCACATTGACAAATACCATCATCATGACAAACGCAAACACTTTTCATGGGTTTCTTTTTAGGTTTGTGGTATTTTTCATCAACTAATCCTTCATATTCATCATGAGTAGAGCAAGGCATATAAACTTTGTTTCCATCTTCATCTTCCATTGAATGACTTCCAACACAACCTATTTCTTTTGCTCTTGTTTCTGCACTTTCTTCATTATCATAATTATCTTCTGCTTTAGAATAAATTTCTTGATTGTCATTTATTTTTTTTGATTTAGACGATATAACATCTGTTAAAGATTTTATAGCTTCACCCATTTTTTCAATATCATTCATTGAATATTTCTCCTTTTTATTTTTCGATTTTAACAATGTCATTATTTTATTTGCTTTAGAATAAAGTCCTTTGCTTTTTTTATTAATTTAAATTTATCATTTGCTTTACATAAGCATATACCAATTATCATTCCTATCATTAATTCCATTTTTATCTCCTATAAAAAATCAGGTGTTATATAAATTGCAGCACACCTGCAGTTGATTGTATTACCAGCAGAACCTCTAGGATCTCCTGGATATTGTAATTTTTCCCCACCTACAACAAAAAATTCTTCTAAAGGAACTCTTTGTCTTGCAGCAATAGAGTGTTCTATTCTTGTTCTTTTATCTTGAATAGCAACCCACTCTTTAACAGTGCCATCTATTTTCATATTTTCAGCAACTGCTTCATTAGCAAAACTTGCTACTCTATGAACTTCTGTTCTTGATATAAGGTTTGCTCTATATACACCCATACCGATAACTGTATTTCTTAAAGCAACTCCTGTTGCCTCTGTAGATAATCCATTAGCATATGCGTTATCAATTACTTTTGCTAATCTCTTTCTTGTTGTTTCATCTATTTCAGCAACCCAAATACCAGTATTCAAAGCTATAAACTCTCTTAACTGATTTTCAAAGTCATCATCAAAGTCTTTAGAAAAGAATCTTCCTAAAGCATAATCTTTAAAAGAAAAAGCAACAGTTCTATAAAGAGTGTTTAAAATAAGTTTTAATTTATCTTTTTGCTTTCTTAATTCTGTGTCAAGCATTATCTGACTTCTTGTTTGATATGCTATCTCAATTTTGTTTGCAAACTCTTTAAAGTATCTATTTAATACTTTATAGTATTGTCGTCTAAATGGTGTTCTTAATCTTTCTTGTTGATACCAAATTCTTTCTCTAACACCTTTAAACAATTTTAGTTGTTTGCTATTAAAAACATTTTATTTATTCTCTTTATTATTTTTATTAAATATTTAATTAATGTTCCTGATGGGTTAAAATCCATTTCTCCAACTGAAACACAACCATTCATAGAAAATAAAACTAAAATTAAAATTACTTTAATGTAATGTTCTATCGTCTGTTCCATAATAGCTATCTTCAAGTTCTTCAATATTATCTAATATACTATCAGCATCAAAATTAATACTTTTAGTCATTGTAATATAAGAAGCATAATGTGCTGCTTCTTCTTTTGTTTTAAACTTTCCTATTCTTACTACTACTTCACACTCATCTTTACTTTTTAACTTCTCTATAAATAATTTTGTTTGCTTAATTTCTGGCATCTTTTTGATCTATATTATCAATTAAAAATTTTTCTTTTTCTTTTTCCAATTGGTTTCTAACTTTTGTACTCCAACTAAATCCTGCATCTCCACCCCATAGTGCCCAAGCTATTCTACCATTTGATGGATAACCTTTTTCTCCAACACTAAATCCATCTGCTTGTTTATCAACTTCATGTCTGCTAAAAAAACTAAACATTCTTTTACTGTACTAGGAGATAATTTTTCTTTAGCAATAATTTGACTTGCTCTAACTGCACCTATTCTAGTACCACCTCTATTAAATTCTTTCTCCAAGCAATACCTTTTTTAGCTTCTGAAACCATTGAGTCAGTAGGAGTTGTATTAATATCTGAGATAGCTTTTATAACTTCATCAATATCTCCATCTTCATCTTCAATTAAATCATTTGGAATAACTTCTGGTGGAATTTCTTCACTAACATTTTCTCCAATAATATCATCTGTTAAATTAAGTGGCATTAAATTTGCTGGAACTAATAAACTATCAGCACCCTCCATTGGTTCATAGCCCAATGCTTCTCTTGCTTCATTACGAGTTAGATACCCTCTTTAACACCTGCACTAACAGATTCAAAAACTCTTTTTCTTTGTTCTGCCATAGCTGGAATAGAATCAATATCATATCTTAATTCTAAACCTTGTTCATTAAACATAGGCACTAGCCATTCATTTAAATCACCCTGTATTCTGTCAAGCAAAGGAATAATTGTTTCATTATACAAAGCAAGTTTTGCTTCTGCAAAATTAGAATAAGTTTGTGCATCTGGAATACCTATAAGCTGACTTGGTACTCCATAAACTAAAGCAATATCTTTTGCTGACATATTTTTTAATTGTATAAAGTCCATGTCTTTAGGAGATAAGCCCATTTCTTTCCACTCAAAATCTCCCTCCAATAACATTGGCTTACCAGCATTACCAGTTCCACTGAATCTTTGATTTAACATCATTCATTAATTGATTTCTTTGAACATCTGATAATTGAACATGACCACCTGTTTCATCTTTAGGATTAAAGATAACAGCACCACTTGGTCTTGCTCCATTTTGTAATAAATTTACATTGTGTTTGTTTGCTAAATTATGTTGGTCAATATCAACACTAGAAGCCTGCATAGGACTCATTCCATAATAATCATCTAAAGGGTTAAACATTTTTATGTGCTTAACTTTAGAACTGCCTGTTGCTTGATCTACACTATAACTTTCAACAACTTGACCTTTAAGCATATAATCATATGCTACTGGCATTGCTCTTGATCCTGATCTAATTTTAATTCTATCAGGTCTTAAATTATAAAGTTCAGTTGGTGCATTATTATCTCCTCCTACACTTAAAATATAATTATTTCCTGAAATTAATAAATAAGAATATAATGCTTGAAACCATTCAACTTGTGACATGGTAGGACTAGGATTGTATAATAAATCTAATAGAGGGTGATTATCAATTTCTTGATCTCCTCTAAATAAATTTATTTTAACTCTTGACGCATTATTTGCTATTTCATTTACACATCTATAAACAATAGCATTTTCAGAATAACCATCAGTTGCTAAATCATCATAAGAAATTTTAGGTGCTGAATCATATCCTAAAGAATTATAATAAACCACTGGTGCTTCTTTTCTTTGCATCTTTGGTTGTTCTTTTGTTTTAAATATATTTTTAATATTTTCGTATATTGTTGCCATTAACTAATTCTCCAATTAACTTTGCCTGTTCTTTGTGACAGTTCTGTTATTCCCCATACTAAAGCATCTAATCTATCTGGTGAACCAGAATATGTTGCAGGATTATAATTTACCATTTGATCTTCTAAAAATTGAAATGGTTTTAAATGCTTAACTCTATTTTGTTCATATAATGCTGATATTGGTTCTGCTCTTAAATATTTTCCTTTTGTTGCTCTTACACTTCCATAACTTATATTGTTATCTACAGTCCTTATCACTCTTTCAACTAAATCGCCACCATTATTTACTTCGGCTATAATTTTGTCTGCATCATACTTATAATAAGTTTCAACAGCTACTCTTGCCCATTGATCTGGTGTGTATTTACCAGTAACATCATCAATAACATAAAAATTATTATCTGTACCTCTAGCACAAACAACTATTCCTGTTTCATCTGAATTTTTATTATTAGTAACTGCTGGATCAATAGCAACTACTGTTCTTGTAAAGTTTGGTATTATATCTGTTGTTTTAAGGAGTGCCTTACTAATCATATTACGATTCCATAAAGCACCCTCAACATCTTCTAAAATTTCAGCGAATAATTCTTGTCTGCCCAGCCGAGTTCCTTCATATTTTTCTTTGAGTTTTTTAACTGCGGACTCTGCAAGATTATCCTGATTTTCAAAGGTGCTACCTCTCGTTACAAGAGAATCTTTACTGATTACCAATTCTTTTATTAAATCTGTAGGTTTAGGAGTTGTTGTTATTACTACTTGTGGCTTGTCTCCAAGTCTTAATCCAAATAATAATTGATCCCAAGCATCTGCGTTTTTCCAAGCACCTAATTCATCACACCATGCTCTGTGAAATTGTGGACCTCTTAATCTGTCTGGTTGTTCAGCAGAAAAAGTTCTATAAATAGTTCCATTCTTTAAAATTAATTCTCCAATACTTCTATTCCAGTTTTCAATATTATCTCTATCAATACAACCTAACAAACCAGATACACCCTCTATACAAGTATCACGACCATCTCCAAATGTAGGAGTTACGATTGCTATTCTAGAATTAGGTCTAGTCAATCCATAAAATGCAATATCTTGTGCACCTGTTCTAGTTTTACCCCAACCTCTACCTGCTAATATTAACCAAACATTCCAATCTCCTTTAGGAGTTATCTGTTTCTTTCTCGCTATCTTGCACCAATTCAGGTGCTTCAATAATATTTTCTGGTTTGGCGAAGTTAATCTCGTCAAATACCTTTCGGATTTCAATAAGCTGTCTTTCCTCTCCGAATAATTGATCTCCGTCTTTTCCTGTAAGTTCATGATAATTTTTTTCTTTCCACCCTGCTTGTGTCTTTAACCAAAATATCTGTGCAACTACATTACCATCTTTTGCTTTTTTAAACAAGGCTTGTGATATAATTGCATTTGCTCTTGCTTTGCTAGTATCTAACTCTTTTCTAAAATTTTTTCTTAAAGTAGGTTCACTAATTTTAACTATCTGTGCTATCAAAGTTTGTGTTACTCCTGCTATTGCAAGTGCTTCAACTAATTTAGCATCATCTTCTGTTTTAATATAAGGTGGTCTGCCTACTTCATTATTTTCTGTATCCATAACCTGTCTTTCTATTTTTATATAATTTCTGCCAACTCCAAATACTTATTTTAGATGAAACATGGTTAATCAATAATAATATTCGTTTAATCATTCCTTTTTTATAACCGAAAAAAATTATTAATACACTATATATAATGATTATTAATAGAAAATAACACTAAAAACTAACTTTTATTACGAAATTAATTAATATCTATGAGTTAATGTTAAAAAGTCGCTATTTTATTACCTTATTTAACTAATAAAAATTAATAATTTATATTATTTTAGTTTTAATTCCTTTAAAAATGGTTATAATATTAATATGTTTAACAAAAAAAAGGAGATAACAATGCTAAATAAAAAAATAAAAGAACTTCGTATTAAGTTATTAAATAATATGAAAAGATCAGTAGTATTAGTACCAAACAGTGCTAGTAAATTTACTGTATATACAGTTGTTTGGAAAAACAATACTTATACAGGTTTAAGTCCTAATCATACAATAGCCAAAATACAAGGAGTTAAATAATGTCAAACAAAAAAACAATGATGGAAAAAGTTATTAGTGGTGTACTTAAAAAAATAGATGATTATGGTACTGATTGGTTATGCCCTTGGTCAAAAGAGGGTATGCCCAAAAATATTCGTGGTACTTATTACACTGGTATAAATACTTTTATACTTTGGTGTGTTCAAGATGAATTTAATTATACATCTAGCACTTATGCCACTTTTAATCAAGTTAAAGAAAAAGGTGGTCAAGTAAATAAGGGTGAAAAATCACACCAAGTTGTTTTGTTCACTCCATTAACTTACAAAGCTGAAAACAGTAAAGGCGAAGAAGTAGATAAAACATTTCCTTACATGAAATTTTATAATGTTTTTAATCTTAACCAAACTACTCTTGAAGATAAAGACGTTCAAGTTAGTGATGGTGCTTCTACTCTACCTAAAGTTGAACAGTATATTAAAAATACTGGTGCTGACATTAGGTTTGATAATAAACTTTATGCTGGTAGATGTTACTATGTTCCTAAACTTGACTTTATCGGTATGGTTGATAAAGATAAATTTAATAATCTTGATGGTAGCGATGCTACTGAAAATTATTATGCTACTGTCTTACATGAACTTACTCATTGGAGTGGTCACAAATCAAGATGTGATCGTCAAGAGAAATACAAAGCTAAATTTTTTGATGACATGGACAAATATGCTTTTGAAGAATTAGTTGCAGAGTTAGGTGCAGTAATTCAATGTTCAATGTTAGGTATTTCAATGAAACCTACCAAACATGCTTGTCAATATCTTAATACTTGGAAGTCAAGAATAAAAGCTGATCCATCAGTTATGTTTAGAGCAAGTGCTTTAGCACAAGCTGGTGTTAATCATATTCTTAAACTTCAAGAAAACACTGTTAAGAAAGTAGTTAATCAATAACTCTCTCTCTCTATACCCTGCCATCATTAACGTGGTGGTGGGGTTTTTTTTGTGACTTATTTCATTATGCTTTATCCCTTATCATAGGTGTACGCATAAATCAATAAAATTTTTGTTTATAATATCCAAAATGAATAGAAAGATCATCTAAAACTTCTCTTAATCTACTTCCCATATATCTTTGATCAATATTTAAAATATTTCTTGTTTGTTTTAATGAATAATCTTGTCCACAAATATAAGAAGCAATCTCAAAACCTTTGTTTCCTAATACTTTATGAATATTAACAAGTTCTTGAATATTATGTAAAGCACCATAAGAAACCTTATCTTTAGCACCTCCAGTTATAAAAAGACTTAAATCCCTCCCTTTCATTCCACCAATTGCACTGGCTTCAAATATTTGTCTGAATTTTATTCCTGCTTTATGCTGATAATCAAGTATAAGATGTTTATGAAACATATAATCAAGCCCACATTCTCTTACATTAACCATAACAACAGTTGTATATTTCTTGCCTTGAGAGGTTAATTCATATCTTTGTTGTGGAATTATTTCTTTTTTTTTATCTTGATCTTTCATTAGTATTTATATAATAAACCTTAATGGAGATTAAATCAATGAAAAACCCTATACATGAAAAAAATTCATATAATTTAAGAAATATTAATGAGTTAAAACCACATTTAAAAAATTATAAAAAACACCCTGAGGATCAATTAAAACATTTATGTAAATCAATAGAAGAAAATGGTTTGTATAGACATATAGTAATAGCTAATGATGATACAATTTTAGCTGGTCATGGAGTTGTTTTGGCTTGTGAAAAATTAAATATTAAACAAGTTCCTACTTTAAAATTAAATATTGAATCTGATTCAAAACAGGCTTTAAAAGTATTAACTGCTGATAATGAGGTAAGTCATCTAGCAATAGGAGATGATAGAGCATTATCTGAAATTTTAAAAGAATTATTAGATGATGAAGTAGGTTTATTAGGAACTGGTTATGATGAAATGATGTTATCCAATCTGTTGTATGTAACAAGACCAGCAAGTGAAATTCAAACAATGGACGAAGCACAAGAATGGGCAGGATTACCAGAATATGAAAGATCAACATTACCTTTAAAAATGACAGTAAGTTTTGAAAATGAAAAAGATAGAAGGGAGTTTGCTACAAAATTATCAATACCAATTACAAATAAAACCAAATCAACTTGGTATCCTTATAGAGAACAAGACGATATGAAAAATGTTGAATTTTCTGATGATGAATAATGGAATATCCTATATATATTCCAAGTAAAGGAAGATATAACAATTGTTTTTCTGCTAATCTTTTAATTAATGAAAAAATAAATTTTAATCTTGTAGTTCAAGAAAAAGAATATGAAAATTATAAAAAATCATTTCCAAATATAAATATTATTTCTATACCTCAAAAAGAAATAGATGAATATCTTTTAAGCAATTTGTGGGCTTTACCTTTTACACGAACTTGGATAAAAAAATATTCTGAAAGTAAAAACGAAAAAAGTCATTGGCAGCTTGATGATAATATTTCAGGATTAAGACAAGTAAATAAAGGAAAAAGTAAAAAATGTTCTACCATATTTGCTTTTAATCATTTAAATAAATTTTATAATAAATATAATAATATTGGTATAATGGGATTAAGGCACTCTGCTTTTGCAAGTTTTCAACCAAAACCAATACAAATTAATCAACAAGTATATTCTTTTGTTTTAATTAAAAATTTTAATAACATTTATTGGAGAGATAATACAATAGAAGATACAGATTATAGTTTACAAATTTTATCAAGTAATTATTGTACTGTTTTATTTAATATTTTTTGTTTTCAAAAACCAAGTACAAGCACTCTTACTGGTGGCAATACAGATTCGGTATATAAGGGTGATGGCAGACTTATATGTGCAAGAAAATTACAAAGAGATTGGCCGGGGATTGTTAAAAAAATAACAAGAAAAAGAGGTATGCCAAGAATATTATTAAATAATATTTGGTCTAAATATACCACAAAATTAAAAAACAATGAGTGAAGATAGATTAGATAAAAATGGAATTTGGCAAGGTACACAAGGAGAATATTTTGAATTTGCAAAAGAAATAATTGACGAATGTTATGATAGAGATTCATTCCAAGTTATAGATCCTATGTTAGAGGAGATTTTAAAAGAAATATCTCAAAATAAATTAGAATCTATTATAAGCAAACATACAGATAAAATGGTTAAGATTTGTGAAATAGATAAAGAAGAAGAATGTTTTCATAGATTAAGTCTATTAATTAAATTAAAACTCATTAAGAATAATGAATAAATATCCAATATATGTTATATCAAAAGATAGACATGATTGTTGTTATACTGCTGATTTTTTAATTAAAGATAAAGTTCCTTTTAAATTGGTTATAGAACCACATCAGTTTGATTTATATGTAAAAAAATATGATAAAAAATATATTTTATGTTTACCTTTTAAAGATTTAGGGCTTGGATCAATACCAGCAAGAAATTGGGTTTGGGATCACTCAATAAAAACTGGTGCAGAAAGACATTGGATATTAGACGATAACATAAGATATATAATGAGAACTTACAAGGGTAAAAGAATAAGATGTAGTTCAATTCCAGCTTTTAAATCTCTTGAAGATTTTACAGATAGATATGAAAATATTGCTATAAGTGGATTAAATTATTCTATGTTTGTGATAGGTGCAAATAAACCCTTTTATCATAATGTTCATGTTTATTCTTTTATGTGTATTAAAAATAATATAAAACAGAGATGGAGAGGTCGTTATAATGAGGATACAGATCTTTGTTTGCAAGTTTTAGCAGGTGGATTATGTACTATTCTTCTTAATGTTTTTTGTTGTAATAAAATTAGAACTGGTATGATGAAAGGTGGTAATGCTACAAGTTTATATAAAGGTGATGGTCGTTTAACTATGGCTAATTCATTAAAAAGATTGTGGCCCGGTGTTGTTTCTATAAATCGCAGGTTTCAAAGACCTCAACATATTATAGCAAAAACTTGGTCAGGATTTGATACTCCATTAATTAAAAAAAAGAATATAATAATTCCAGAAAAAAACGAATAATGGTTTAAAATTACTTGTTAAAAATCCTATAAAATCTAAAAGGTTACAAAAAATTGTTGATGATTATAAATCTAAACAATAATTTTAACTAACTTTTTCAATAGGTTTTCCATTCCATTTATGTTTTTGATATTTATTACCTCCTGCATCTTTTAACTCAATATATGCTCCAGATTCAGCATATTTATTTAATTTTATACCATTAAACTCAAAAACTGGCTCTGGTATTTTTATAGGTCTATTTGTTTCTTCATCTTCAAATCTTTTTTGATTAACCCAAGTCGATACATGTGCTAAAAACTCCTTATCTTTAACAGTTGAGGTATATCTATTAAATCTTTCAGCAATGTCGTTAGGATTGCTTGTATGACAGTGTAAAGCATATTTTTTAAGTGCTAAATGCTTTGAACCTTTTTTATAAGTTAATAAACTCCAAAATAGTTCAAAATCTTTCTCTATTATATTATTAGGTATAGGTTTAGGTATAGGTATAGGGGTTATCGTTTTGTTACTAACAGAAGCATAACGAATTTCCATACCTTTTTTACCAGCATCTGATTTTTTCTTATATTTAGCTGTTAAATATTCATGTTCTTTAATTAATCTTTTATGAACCCATGTATTTTTATTTCTATTTTCTTTATTTTCTGTTTTTAAAATAAAAAATTCTTCTAGTACCTCATATACATTTATTGCACAACTATCATCTACACATTGACATATTCTATATGCTGATTCGGTTGAAAAGGGTTTGGCATTTTTAGTCCAAGCAAAACATAATAATCTTATATATTGTCCTACTGATTCATTTTTTAAATGTACTGTTTCAGCACTAAAAGT